CTGTGCTCCAATTGGCTGTGTCACAAAAATCAATGCGTAAGTGATGCCCAAAGTGACAATAAGAAACACAATGGCCAGCACCGCGCCAATGAGAAACATCAATCGAGCTTTGATGTCCTCTTGACTTAATCGCTCTTTACTCTTGGAAGGCATCGCCTATCAAATCCTCTGTACAGGTACCAGTCACTTTGCATTGAGGTTTCTGGCAATCTTTGTTTTCCCAATTTTCGTGCTCTTGGCATGGGTATCTGACCCAGCCATCGTAACCACACCCGGCAAGGCTTGATGAAAGGATCAAAGCCAAGCCTGCCGCGCGTAGTTTCGGGATCATTTCCCCGTTGATCCGAAAGCTTTGTCAGCTGGATTTAACCAGCGCAAAATGACCGGCACAACAGCTGCCACGCCACCCATTGCCATCGCCTTGATGTCTCCACCAGCCATGTACACGGCCAAAGCTGCGGCAATGTATGACCGCGCCCATGATGCTGCAATTGCTTTTGCTTGCTCCATTATTTTTCTCCTTTTGGTCGATCCGGTAAATCACCGGAAAATGGCTCATAAGCTGGTCGGCCGTAACCGACAACAAATGAGCGTGCTCCCAAAGCTCTTGATTTGACCATCACTTCGCCACCATTGCGCTGATCGCCTCCGCCTGATGTGTTGCCTTCGATTGTCACAATCTGTTTTTCCGATGCGCGGATCACCAAGCCAATGTGATTGATTGTGGTCTTGTCATCGATGATGAAATCAAAGAAAACAAAATCACCAATCTTTGGTGTTGTGTGCCATTGCTTAGCCTTTTGAAATGCCTCAGCTCCAGCTCGCGTGCTGACCACATTTGGCACTTTGACACCAGCTTGATGAGCACACCAATTGAGAAACGAGCCACACCATGGCAGCTTGTCAGCCTTCATGTGCTTGCCATACTTGGTCTCATTGTTGCCGGTTTCAGCTGTACCCACCTCAGCGAGCGCAACCTGAATCAAACGCGGCAATGTTCCTTGTGGAAATGTCATGAGAGCAAAAGCTTCGCTTCGTCCTCGGTAATGCCTAATTTAACCAGCAATGCAGCTTTTTCAGCTGCTTTGTCGGCTTCCTGTTGTGCTTTCCACGCATCAAATTGGGCAAAACCATCGGTGTATTGCTTTTTGGTAATTGGCTCACAATCAATGAATTCAATGTCCTCAAATTCTGTTCCAGTTTGAACATAACCACCATTGGGAATCAACATACCCAAAACCTGAATTGATGTAGCCATTTATGCACCTATTTCCAAAAGTGTGATTGTTGATGGGACATTGTCTAATTGATAATTAGCCGTTCCAGAATTAGCCGTATAAACAGGCGCGGCCTGAATCTTGTATGTAGTTGATGATGTAGTTGCTGGCGAATCTAAATAAGTAACTGACAAAATGCTACCTACCGATACGCCGCTTCCTGTTGTACTTATTCCGCCAAAATAACCACTCTTGTAATCTGCAATAGTCGTTGCACCGCGTAATAATCTGCCATTTGCTAATTGCACGCCAGCGCCACGATCGAGCCAATAATTTACGCTTGCAATGACCAAAATCTTTGATGTGCTTAAAGTTGGTGTAATCGTTGCCGTGATAGTTGTGTCAGTCAAGGTTGTGGTCGCAATGCTTGTTGGCGTTGTTGTTACAGCTGAAACAACCTGCAAAAGTTTGCCGCCGCCTGCGGGTGCTGCCCAGACTGGTACACCGCCAGAAACAGTCAGCACATTTCCTGTCGAGCCAATCCCCAATCGGGTATTGGTGTTAGCTATTGATGATGAATAAGCAAGATCGCCAAGCGTTGTGCCCGGCTGCAATGCCTTAAGTCGTGTGTCCACGGCTTGGCCAAAAACCTCAAAATCAGCTGGCAAATCTGTGACCAAATCTGTTGCTGTCGGCATTTGGAAATTGTAATTACTTGTCGGGTTTGTCACTTGTTATCTCCTTACGCCACAATCGTGGCATTGATCCAATCCAAAGTTGGATTGACTGTATTCCATGCCTCAACGACCGGCACATCGTTCCAACGCATTGCCTGCAACGAAAATGCAATTGGTGAGACGATCATTGAAATGCTGACCTGATTGTATCTGGCTGAAAATGTCCAGCCTTCAACGAAACCCAGGAAATCGCCAGAATTCATGTTAAGTGGCAAATTGGAAATGTTCACCGGCATACCCATGAAAACCCCGATTAAGGCATCCCGGTCTGAATCATCGATGTCTGGGTTGGAAAGCTCAAATGTGATGTTGTTAAAATTAAATCGTGGATAAGCTCTTAAAGCCAAATAAAAATCGGCCTGATCCTCAGCATCGGCCAAATGCCGCAATGTGGTCTGAAAAATTTGAGATAATTGGCCATAAAGCCCAATAGAGGCTATGTCGCTCTCACTTGTTTCATTTTGACTGTTTTGGCCGTATTGAATTGTGATGTTGTTTCGAACATCACCTGTTCGTTGCTTAATTACTAAACCTGATGCCAACGCATCATTTGCTGTTAAATCAACATAGCCATTGGCCGCCAAATAATTTGTTCTGTGTGTACTGTCTGAATACCCAATGCGGCCTTGTGCATCCTCGTAAATGTAGCCCAATCCCGATGTTGCCAAAGCTGCAACAAGTGAATACACATCAGTTCGGTTGGATGATCGCTGTGAAAGCTCATAATTGCCCGGACGATCAATTTCGCCCAATCCCGTGTTTTCGGCCTCTTGCCATTGGGTTGTTGGATCATAGGTTGCCCATGTCAAGGCTTGAGGTACTTCTTGCCATGAGGCAAATAACACTTGGCTCAAAATTGTGTAAATCTGATCACCATCAAAATCATGCGGCAAAACTCCATCGGTTAAAGCTTTTGGCAATCTAGCCAAAGCACCCAAAGCAATGATGCCAATGCGCTGTACATAATCGGTTGCACCCACCTCAGCAACCGCAATGCTTACTTCAACCACCGATCCGCCAAAAATCGGGACAAATGTACCTGTCGAATTTCGCAATTCAATCGTTAATGAATCATTGATTTGGATTGCCACATTTGTGTGATCTAGGTTGAGAATTTGCAAATTGGTATAACCAGCCTGCGCCTGCTCATAAATGTTTGTGCGACCGCTTGTGATTGTAAGGTTGGCCAAAGTGAGGTTTTGGTATTGCACACCGCCAATGATCACACGCCAAACAGGATTAAAAATGCTCATTAGATTGCAACCAAAGCTCCAGCACCGAGTGTGCCTCGGTAAAACGAGTTGTTGAGTGCATCGGTCACAGCTCGGCTAAAACCTTCCTGATCAATTGCTGATGGAGCATTGACATTGATAACAATTCTTTCCGATGTTGAAAGGCCTCCAGTTTCGGCCAATCGAGCCACGGCAGCATCGGCACGAGCCTTTCGCAATCTTTCGGTTTCTGCGACCAATTCATTTTTGCGCAAAATTGCAGCTTGCATGCCCGGTGAAAATGCTTCCAGCGGTGCGCCCGTAAATGAGCGTGGATCAATGCCACCCAAAAATGTAGTTGTGCCCGATGTGCCTGAACTTGTCGAGCCGCCAGTAAATCCTCCACCGGTTGCACCGGTATCAAATTCCACACCAACTTTGAGTGATTTATCGCCAGAATCGCCAAAGAAAAAGCGCGTGACCGGGTTATCTTTAACAAAATTGACAAACTCTTTCATTTTGGTGATTGTGTTGGAAATGAATCCGACAAGCTTTGAAAAGCCGGTAACAAGACCACCAACGACTGTGCCGATACCTTCCAACGCGGTTTTGAAAGTACCACCCAAAAGTGGTGCCAAATACTTTTTGATGAAATCCCAGACCTTGGCCAGTGCATCGTAAAAAGGTTGCAACTCAGCTTCATTGTCTGTGATGGCTTTTTTGATTTTGTTAAATGCAGATTGCAAGCCTTCAAGGATTGGCCGCACAACAGATCCAATTGCTGGGATTACCTCATCGTATAAAAATTTCCACCATGAAACTAAAATCGGGAGCAAATCTTCTTTGATGGTTTTGAAAATCTCACCAAAAGCCGGCCCCAATGTTTTGCCCAAATTGTTGGCAAAATCCTGAATTGCTGGGATGCCTTTGTCCACAAACGCGCTGAGTAATGGCGTAAGTGCATCAAGCACATACGATCCGACAGTTTCTTTGGCTTCATCAAATGCGACAGTTAGCCGCGCCATTTTGCCTTGAAATGTCTCAGCTTGCTTCGATGCTTGGCCTTCAAAAGTCTTTGAAAGTGCGGCAGCGGCAGCATCGAAATTCTTTGATTTGATGATTGAATCATCGATGCCAACACCTAAACGCTTTAGTGCACCTAAGTTGCCATCATAAGCCTTGCCTAATGCCTCAGAAACGGCAGCCAAGTCTTTTCCGGTACCAGCCGAAATGTCGAGTGCTAGTTGCTGCAATTCTTGTGCTTTGGTGACATCTTTTGTACTTCTCACGAGTCGATCTAGCGATGGCCTCAAAACATCATCGGTGATGCCATTGGCTAAAGCTGTTTGAGTTATGTAATCCTCAACGGCCTTGATTTGGTTGTTTGTGGCACCCGTGACATTTTCCAATGTCGTTGCCAATTTGGCTTGAGCGGCTTCATCCTCAATGGCAGATTTGACACCATCGACCAGCAATGTGCCGGCATAAGCTGCGGCAGCTGCTCCAGCTACGGCAAAAGCTGCACCGGCTTTCTTAGCAAATCCACCCAGCTTTGATCCAAAACCTTCAACCTCATTTGATCCGGCATTGAGATTCTTTTTCAGGTTGTCAATGTCAGCCAGAATTGAAAGCTTGAGTGTTCTACTTTGTCCGGCCATCACCACTCCTTCAAAATCTTAGTAAATGCAGCTTCCCATTGAGCGATGATGTGAGGTTGCTCAGCTCTCAATGTTGGATAAATAAAGTATCCTCTTGATCCGCGACCTTCACGACCAGACCACACCGGGAATTGTTTGAATTTATTTGATCCAAATTCATAACCGCCCCAAAGCTGTTGAGTCGTACCGCCACCGCTGAATTTTTGAGAAACAAAGCCAAATGACAATTCGCCAATCTTTGATGACTTGCTTACACGCGATCCATCTGCAACACGGCTGGCCGCTTTGTTTGGTCGGCCACTAGCTGCACTTTTGATTTTTGATTGCACATAAGTAGCCAAGCCATTTGATACGCCTTTGGCCTGTTGTACAGCTGCATCGTCCATGCCTTTGAAAGCCTGTAAAATGCCGCGCAATTGAGCTTTGTCATAAGTGATTGACTCAGTTGCCATTTCTTTTCCTTAGTATCTCAAAAGCGGTTAAAATGTCCTCA